GAAGCGTAGTAGTTATAAATGAAGAAGGGACCGAAAGGTCCCTTTTTTATGTGGCGAATCTGGATCTATAATACGACCTAATAGAAGTCTCTTGAGATCTAACAGGAGTTTTCATTATAGTATTTTGAGTTTGCTTAGTGATTGTTGTAGGCGCATTCACAATATTATTCTGTGAAGTATCTTTGCTATTAAGTTTTGCTGCATCATTTTCAGCTGATTGGTTATAAACTGATTCTGATGTTTGTTTAACTTTTGTTTCAGCTTTTGCAAATTCATCTGCTTTAGTTAACTGTTCTTTAGTTGCATATGTTTGTCCAATACCTAAGAATCCAGTTCCTTTCTTAGCATATTGAGCTCGTCTTGGATCCCATACATAGCCTTGTTTTTCCATGAATTCAGATCGTTTTCCAGCTAATGGATCACCTTTAGTTTCTTTAATACCCATCTTATCAAGTTTAGCTTGAGCTTCTGCTGAACCATTCTTAGCGGCTGCTTGAAGATCTCTTATTGCTTCATCTTTAGCATTTTCTGCGGCAACTGTTGGATCTTGGAATTCTGAGAAAGCTCCTTGTTGATACTGCTGTGATTGAGCTTCAGCTCTTGTAGCTCCTTCCATATCTCCTTTTTTAGCAGCTACAGATGCTTTCTTTTGAGCAGAACCGACGGCAGCTATTGATGCTACACCAGCTAATACGCTCAAACCAGCAAATAGGCCAGCTCCTCCACCTAACAAACTACCACCTTTAGGAACGCCTTTTGCTCCTCTAACTTTATTCATAAGTCTGCCAAGAGTACCTCCACCAGAACCTTTGTCTTCTGTCTCGATACCTTTAATTGCTGATAATAGATCTTTATCAGATTTTGCTTTACGCTTATTTTCAGCTTCAGTAAGAACTACTAATTTGTCTAATGATTCATTATTGGCAACAAATAGATCTGACTGTTCTTGGTCTTGCTCAGATATATCGTCTTTCTTACCTTGTTTTTGTTTTTCTAATAGACTAAGACTCTCACCTTTGTATCTTGGATCTGTATTAATAAGTTTAGTTGCTGCAACATCTCTCTTTTCGATCTGTCTACCTCCACCGGTAGTTCTTTGAATCTCTTCTTCAGACATACCAGAAACTCTTAATGCTTCTAGTCTCTCTTGTTCTGTTTGTAATTCGCGTTTTGACTGAGATGCTTCTTTAGCTTTTTGTAGATAGAATGCATTAACTTTAGATTGACTTCCACCAAATTGTGATAGGTTCTTCATTTGTGGATTAAGTTTACTCATAACATCAGCTGATCGTTTTTCTTCTTCACGAACTGCAAGGTACTTATCAAAGAATCCACCTGAACCTTTTGTGACTAAACCTGTAGTTTCAGCTAGACCTCTAAGAGTTCCAAACTTATATCGATATGAATTAGGATCGAACTTATTACCGCCACGACCCATGAACTTATCTTTGATTCTTTGTCCAATAGATCTATAGTCTAATGGCTGTTCTCCAGCAAGCTGTTCACCGCGTTGGCTTGATACATTCTTTGGACCAGAACCTAATGACGATCTAGTAATAACATTATTAAGACGTTCTAGATTCTTATTAAGTTTCTTTTGACTATCTAATATAGCCTTATCAGATTTAATAAGTTTCTCGATATTCTTAGCTCCACCACCTGCTGAAGGCGCACCTTCTTTAGTTAGCATCTTGCTAAGCTGATCAGCAGTTACCTTCTCAGGAGCTGATAGTTTTTGTTTCTCAGCTAATTTCTTCTGAGCTTCTACTAGTTCGTTAAATGATATTGCCATTAGTTACTCTCTAATCTGTTCTTTTCTTCTTCTAGATGTTTAATTAACATTGCAGTATAAATTTCTCTCTCAAATGGTATCATATCTTCTATCTCAGTCAACGAATACTTATGGTATTGCATGAGAGCGAAGTTCATTTTATAATAGTTGGACAAGCTCTCGTGACTGAGATTAATTAAAAAAAACTTTGGAGGCCCTCCATCGTTTTTTCATGGTGCTTGCCACAAACTGGACAATCATATTCTATCTTTTGACTCATCTTAGGCATCTTAGCAAAGAACTCTTCGATCTTGCCAAATTGCTGTTGAGTTAGATTCTCAAGAAATTCTGTAACTTCTTGTTTAGTCTGATCCTTAATATAGAATAGTTCTTCATTCGTATAGATATAATCTACACAACTAGAAACTACTTCAAATATACTATCAACGTCGCCTTTACCAGCTGATTCAAATTTATCTAATACATCAATCGATGGGTATTTCATTACCACACCAACATCATCAAATAATTCGATCTTATTACTATGTGTCTCAGGAATATCTACTTTAAATTCAGATATATCTAAACTGACATTTGCTTTTGCTTTTTCGTCATCACATGTATCGCAGAGGAATAATAGTTCTACTATTTCTCCTACTGACTTAGATCTGATTTGAGTAAATAGATACTCAAAGTCAAATATAGCCAGATCGTCAACATCGATCTTTTCTACTAGGCAATCATTAATAATGGATTTTAATGTATTCACCATTACCTTTGAATCTTCAGATTGCTGAGCTAGTAATAAAGCTTTCTCTTCTTTAACTAAGAATGGTCTAAATTGGACCTCTTTCTTAACAGACGGTATTGTAGTTGTATACAACGGCGTCTTCATCATTGGTAGTGCCATACTATTCTCCTTTATTCATCTTATTAATTAATTGACTCAATTCACTTGTACTTCCCACAAAAATTGCGTTGTTATTTGTTACTTGTTTACCTGGACCCTGCTCAACTTGTTTTGGAGCATCCATCTTTTGTTTTTTCTCAGATAACTTAAGTAGCTGTTCGTTAGTATCAGCTAGTTGTTTCATGAGATTACCTACAACTTCAAAAGCTCTAGGATGCTCCGACTGCTTGGCTATTTCCAAAGCATGATATAAAGCATCCTGACCCTGATTTAATAGTTTATGTAGATTATTTCTACTAATGTCATAGTCATAATCTATATTCTCTTCAATCTTTTTATTTTCAGGTATAATTTCTGTACCTGAACTAACAACTTCACCTTGTTTAAGGGGCTCGACTCCGAACACCTTAGACAAGCTATTATCTGGATTCATTTTATGTTATTTTCCTTGTAGGAGTTGTTCTAGCTGTTGTTGAAACTGCTGGAGCTTCATCTACACTATATTCTTCTGCACTTGGTGGAGCAGGTGGAGCTGAAGGCACTGAAGGAGCAGGATCACTTAAAGTCATAGGTGCTTGTTGTGGAAACACCGGTCTTGGCGGCGTTGGAGCCGCCTCAGACTTTTTTGATGATGAGTATGCATTAGCACCAAAGAAAGCTGCAACTAAAGCTGAAATAGCTACAAAGTATGTTGGAGCAATATTGCCAATAATAGTTGCTGCATCGTCTACATCTAACCATGAAGCAATAACAATAGTTACTGGATAGAGTAACATTCCCCATAGAGCGAACCATGTCATCTTACGCATAGCATCACGTTGAGCGTCTTGATCTTCAAGTTCTCTTCGTTTAAATTCTAAGTACATAGCTAATTCCTGGCTACTTACATAACCGTCGCCGTTTGTATCTGCTTCTGCTAATTGATGGTAAGCATTATCACTTACACCTTGTTTAATATCTGCCATTTTATATCCTTTAAATAAATGTGCTTCCACGACCTACTGAAGCGGTTTCTGTTGAGAATAACGAAGCTCTTCCTTGTTCAAATGAGTTAAATCCAGTTTGGAATGCATTAAAATTAGTAAAATAAGTATCAGGTATAGTCATCGAATCGCCAAGGAATCCACCGTTTAAGAACGGAGAACGTTGTGTAGCATTTGACAATGAACTTCCAGATGAATTAGAGTATACCTGTGATGATTGCCAGTACTTGTAGTTCATCGATACTGATAATTTCATAACTTCTTTATTACCATAATCCATCTGAACAGCATTAAGAGTCTTAGGATATGCTTGGAATAAAGTCACTGCATATCTACTTTTATTTGCTATATCATAAACTACAATAGTTATATCTGTTGTATAATCTTTGTAGTAATTAAATGTTCTTGAAACTGGATCTTGAATTGCATTCATCCAAGCATCAAATAAAAGCTTAACACTCATATTGTTATCAACATAGAATCCCATATTGATATTATCATACTGCTTCTGATAAGGCATCTCACGAACCTCACCAAAAGTTTTAGCTTGAGATGTTTCTATGGTTAATCCAGGAAGATTAACATTATCACAATATAGTAATATCTTTCTTAGATCTTGGGAATATTTACCAGGTGCAACAACAGTTGGTAACGAGAAGGATACAGCGAACCGTGAGGAACGCATTAGTCCATCTGATTTAACTGATGATATAAATTCGTTTAATGTTGACATTAACAATTCCACTTACGCAAAGCTTTATTAATCCTTGAATCAGGATCATGCGCAGTTTTAGCTGATGTTAGTCTCTTTTTCATTCCACCCATACGAGCACAGAATGATTTACGACGATTTGCAGATTTGCTGCCAGCTTTTAACTTTGAAGGCTTGGTAGTAACTGCAGTTTGTAAATGCCCACCAGTTTTTCTGTTATAAGCATCAACACCCTTTTGTGTCATGCCTCCAGCATCGCTGAAATGTCCTTTTTTATCTTCTTCTAAATATTCTTTAAATGTTAACATATTTACCTCATTGAATCCTTCCAGACTGTGGCTTTGCTTGCTCCTACAAACTGTTCTACAGGTAAAAGCATTGCTGTTGCCCAATCTTCCGGACTTATTTTTCTTAATGTTGATTTTAAATGAGACTTAAGGTACCTTTTAATACAAGGTTCAGCCCATTTAAACTTACCAACGCCGTTAATCAAAGCCCAAGAATACTTAATCTTGGTAGTTTCATCCATATTCTTATTTGTGGCAAAATCCATAAGTCTTTGCAGCAATATAACACGTTGCTGATATGGTAGATAATGCATATTTAGACCAATAAATCCATCCTGCGTCTTCTTAAACGGAAAAACTAAAGGAAATACGTCATAGTATGGTAGATCTTCTTTAGTCTTTGGGTCATATAAAAACATATATAAACTTCCAGGTTGAACGGTACTAACGTTTCTACTTGGATCGCCATTTAATACCTTGTTTGGTGTTGGATTCTGCAGCTGAAGCATTCTAGCCTGTTGTTGAAACCAGGACTTAGAACGATTAGATGCCACCTTCAAGTCATATTGATTCTTCTTAAATATGTCTTTTAAATTTTGCTGATTAGCCATGTTATTATTTATATGATCTACAGACCTAGTTCATTCTCGGTTATAAGGACAAACTCATATCCGCGGTCTTTGCAGTATTCATTTGCAGCTTTCCATTTGGCCTGGTTCTTAATGAATGTTAATGATTCTGATAGGTAGTGTTTTGTCTGTCTACCAGGAAATACTGGTGGTTGTGTTTGTTTGGATGGTTTAACTTCCACTAGATAAGTCTTTAATTGATTATCTTTGTTTTTAACCTTTATCTTAAAGTCAATAAAGTATCTATGTAGTCTATTATCTGTTGGACATCTGTAAGGCACAACCGTCTCTTCAGAACACCATTTGACTACTGATGGGTTCTTATCACACCAGGAAGCAAATCGAGTCTCCCAGCTAGATCTCATTATAATATTAGTTGGGTCACCCTCATACTTCTCAGGGAACATTGGTTTGTACATTCGTTTATGAAACATATCTCATATTTATCATATAAATAATAAATAAATGTTTAGGAATAGATATGGCTTTTAATTTAAATAGCAAATACGCTCAGCCAGGCAATCCATTAAATGCTGGTGCAAACAAACCTGCAGCTAATAATGGACCATCAGTTAATCTAGGTGACTACTCAGGTAGTAAGACATATAAGGCTAGAGGTGGAGCAGCAACCTTTGATTCTAACAAATATCAGATAGAAAACTTATCATATCCAACAGATCTAATGGGATCTTTAGGTGAGTATGGTAATAACTATGTTATATTCTATATTAATGTTGCTGAAGATTCTAAACTAATCAAAGATAAAGTAGTTGAAGTGGCTCCAGATTCTACGCCAAGAGACTATGGCGATCTAGCTGCAATTTCACAGCAAGCTAATTTAGGTACTGTTGGAGCAGTCGGAGCAGCCGCTCTTCCAGCAGTTACAACACTGGCAGTATCAGGTAATCTTAAATCAAAAGCCACTGCAGCCACTTTAGGTACAGCAGTTGCTGGTGGTTTAGCTCTTCAAAATCTAGGAGCTTCATTTTCTGGTAAAAAAGTAAGATTAAAAACTGCCATAGCTCTTCATACTCCTAATACATTAAGTACAAAATACACAATGAACTATGAGGAAGAAAATCTTGATGTATTTGGTGGTCTTATAGCAGGTACTAGTGCTCTTAAGAAAGCTGCCGAGAAAAAAGGTATGAGCAACATCATGAAGGATCTGGCTAATCAAGGGGCGGCTGCGGTTGCTGCTGCTGGATTAAATATTCCTGGAACTGCTGGTCTTTCACGACTTACTGGATTAGCTCCTAACCCAAGAAAAGAACAGATATTTAAAGCAGTCGAGTTTAGAACATTCCAATTTGACTACCAATTCTATCCAAGGGATGCTCAAGAAGCTCAAAACGTTTTAGACATCATCTATCAATTTAAGTTACATATGCATCCAGAATTTAAAGATGCAAATAACTTCTTATACATCTATCCATCTGAGTTTGATATATTCTACTATAATGGAACTCAAGAGAATATGAATATCAATCGTCATACATCATGTGTACTGACTGATATGTCAGTTGATTATTCTCCAAATGGTCAATTTACTTCTTTCTCTGATGGGATGCCAACACAAATCAATATCTCATTAGTGTTTAAAGAACTTGCAACTCTTACAAAAGAGAAGATTCAGGACGGATTATAATCTATGTACTTCGACAACTTTCCTACGTTTTTATATCCTTTTAAAGTTAATAATAAGACTGAGTATAAACTTGTAAAAGATATATCACAAAACGTTCGTGTTAGAAAAGAAATTCTAGCCAATATTACATTATATGATGAGTATGATATTAGAGAAGGAGAAACTCCTGAAATTATTGCTGAAAAAGTATATGGTTCTCCATTATATCATTGGGTAGTTATGTTATGCAATGAACGTTATAACTATATTGATGATTATCCACTAACTCAATATGAATTAGAAAAACATATTACAGACAAATATGGATCTGGAAATGAATATAATACACATCATTATATTGATGCTAATAGTCATATTGTAGATTCTACTCAAGGTGTATCAATTTCTAATTATGATTATGAAACTAGTTTGAATGAAAGTAAACGAAGAATTAAACTTATTTCTCCAACCCTTCTCAACACTATTCTTAAAAACTTTAAAGATATTATATAATGGCTGATTCTGAAGTAATACGGTTTGCTGGCGACGTCAGCATCGATAAGATTGAGATCATCTCGGCTACCGGATACGGTATGGAGGTGTCTAACCAAGTTGCTGCTTTGGAGATATACGAAGATCTATTTTCTCCATTTATTTCAGGTGTTTTAGCTTTAAAAGATTCTTTAGATCTTGCCAACTTATTCCCATTTGTTGGAGAAGAGTATGTCAATATTAAGATTCATACTCCATCATTTACTGGTAAGGATAAGATTATAGATGACCAATTTGTTATCTATAAGATGTCTAATCGTGAGATGGCTGGTGATCGTAATCTTATCTATGAACTGCATTTTATATCAAGAGAAGCTTTAGTTGATTTAAATAAAAAAGTTAGTATTTGTTATCAAGGTAAATGTTCAGACATTGCCAAGTCAATTATCACTGATAAACTTAATGGATTAGAATCAAATAAGAATGCTATCATTGAGGAAACTCCAAACGGTGTTAAGTTTATTGCAAATTTTTGGCCGCCAGTTCAATCATTAAACTACGCAGCTGAGACTTCAGCAAATGCTACTGGAGCAGCTTCATATATATTCTTTGAGAATAGACACGGACTAAACTTTGTCTCATTAGATCTCTTATATAAATCATCAGTAACTCAAAATTTTATCTATGACGCCTACATGAGAGACTTTACTGCAGATGGTAGATCTTTTAGAAATGTTGAGGAAGAATATAAACGTGTAGTTGAAATTAGTATTCCTACAGTTTATGATTATATGGATAGAGCAAGATCTGGTATGTTTGCTTCTAAAATGAGCAATTATGACTTAACTACAAAAAAACACGTAGTTAAAAATTATGACATGTTAGATGACTTTGCAAATAATAAACATCTAAATGATTATCCAGTAGCTTCAAAGAAAGCTATTCGTAGAGCAAATGCCATGACATTTACATACCCAAAGTATCATGGTAACTTCAATAACTTTGGTGATGTGACAAATGCAAAGACTATTCAAAAGCGCATGTCATTGATTGCTCAAGCTGAAGCAACAAAAGTAGAGATCGTAGTTCCAGGTAGAACTGATTATACTGTTGGCCAAAAAGTTAACTTAAAACTAAACAAATTTAATCCTATTGAAGGTACAGATACTACTAAAGAAACTACTGATAATATGTTATCAGGTAATTATCTAATATCTGCAATTAATCATTTTATTGATAGAGAAAAACATCAATGCCATATAGAATTAATAAAAGACTCATACATAGTTGATTTGGATAAAGGCGCTAAATAATGAAATTATATACTGGATGTGTAGAGAATAGACAAGATCCACTTAAACTTGGTAGATGCCAAGTTCGTGTTGTTGGTCTACACAATAGTGATAAGACTAAATTAAAAACCGAGGATCTTCCATGGGCGTATCCTATGCAGCCAATTACTTCAGCTGCAATGTCAGGTATTGGACATTCTCCATTAGGTCCAGTTGAAGGTACTTGGGTTGTTGTCATGTTTAGAGATGACGATGAACAGCAACCAATCATTCTAGGTTCTTTAGGTGGTATTCCACAAGCTCAAGGCACAATTGATGAAGATAATGATCAGCTTATCCTTAAACAAGATGGTTATTTACCTGGTTCAAATGAGCAAACTATAACAGATCAAAATGGCAGTACAGTTACAAGTACTGATTCTACTCCAGGATCTGAAGATGTAGGATTAAATCCAGCTGGTACATATACTATATCTGAAGACGGTATAGCATTAATTAAACAGTATGAAGGTTTAAAATTAAATGCCTACCAAGATTCTGTTGGAGTATGGACTATTGGATACGGAACAACATCAATTAATGGAGTTGCAGTATACCCCGGACAGACTATTACTGAAACTCAAGCTGAACAATATCTAAAAGATCATTTTACAACCAGTGTTTATCCAGCAATTAAATCAAAAACAAAAGCTCCAATTACTCAGTCTATGTTTGATGGTTTATGTTGTTTAACTTACAATATTGGCTCAGGAAATTATAGTAAGTCATCTTTATTAGGCGAATTAAATTCTACCAAATATTTAGATGCTGCAACAGCATTCTTAGATTGGAATAAAGCTGGTGGACAAGTACTTGCTGGATTAACTAGAAGAAGATCTGCAGAAAAGAATCTATTCCTTAAGGATGGTATACCAAGTATTACTGGTGACTTATCTCCAGTTAACGAACCTAAAAAAGATCCTGTCGAATCAACAACTAATCCATCTGGTTTAAGTGAGAGCGGAATCGCTAGAGTTCTTGGATTCAAGGATCCAAAAGGTAAGTATCCTCTCTATAAAAACGAACCTGATACTAATAAACTTGCTCGTCATGAAGACATCAAGAAGACAATTGTCTATAAGAAAGAACTTGCCAGAGAACGTGGTGTTTATACTGCCCAAAATATTTCATGGGATCAATCACCAATTCCGTATAATTCCAAGTATCCATTCAACCATGTATTCATGACAGAATCTGGTCATGTGATGGAGTTTGATGATACAGAAAATTCAGAACGTATTCATATCTACCATAAAGCTGGTACCTATACAGAGATCGATGCAAATGGTACTAAAGTAAATAGAATAGTTGGTGACAATTATGAGATACTAGAACGAAATGGTTATGTCTATATCAAGGGAGCTTTAAATGTTACCATTGATGGAGACCATAATGTTCTAGTAAAAAATGCTATGAATGTGGATGTTCAAGGCAATGTTAATATGAATGTATCTGGTGATATGAATGTTGCTGTAACTGGTCAATATAACCTTAGAGCTAAGGGTGTTAACATTGAGTCAACAGCAAATCCAATTAATGTCTTATCTCAAAACAGTTTAAATCTGCAATCTGCCGCGGCAATGAACCAAAAAGCTGGAGCAACTTGGAATGTTGATTCAGTTCGAGCAGATGTAAATAGTGGAACTGCTGGAAGTGCTTCTGGTACTGGATTAACTACGCCAGCAGAAATTACTCCTGAACAACCAGTATTTACAGACTTGGTAGTTATTACTCGTGGAGCAGAAGCAGCAGCACACTATGAAACTCCTGAAGAAGGCGATCCATCAGAATATATACAAAAACAAATCAATGATGGTACACTAAATCCTGACGATCAAAACTATGGTTCATCTCAAGGATCTACTTCAGTATCTCCAAATACAGTAACTCCGTTACCAGCAAGTTGTAATGTTATTCAAGGAATGGATAAATTTACCGCTGATATGCAGTTGTCAACTCACTTTACATTAGGTTCATTAACATCTAATGGAACAAGATTACCAGTTAACCAACAAGGTTTAACTGCCCAGCAAATTGTATGTAATCTTAAAGGATTGGCCGAAAACTGTCTTGAACCAATTATTGATTTATATCCATCGGCAATTATTACTTCTGGATTCAGAAGACCTGGAGATGTGGCTAAGTCATCAGCAACTTCACAGCATTACTTAGGTCAAGCAGCGGATATTGTTATTCCTGGATTTAATAGGCAAAAACATTACGAGGCTATTCAAGCTATCCAACAACTTATTCCATACGATCAACTTATATTGGAATACTCTGGAGCTAATACTGTTTGGATTCATGTATCCTTCAAGTATACGGCAAATAGACAAATGGCAATGACAATGAGAGACCATCTTAAATATGGCGGCGATGGGCAGTTTACACTGATTGCATAATGGCATTCACTCCTGCATCCACACAATTAAATACATTAAATGAACTTAAAAATTTAAGTCATTTAATAACATACACTAGTACTTTAGGTGTAGTTGGTTCTACCGGGTACTATCAAAATTATCCAGTAACTATAACAACTACACAGCCAAATGCTACAATATTAGTATCTGGTAATACTATATCAGGTTATTATTCTGATTGTTTTAGTAATCAAATACATTACAGAACAGTTGATGATAACTTTATTGTTGTAACAAAATGGTCAGATATACTTATGGCCATAGCTGATGGAGTATTATCTGAAGTATATTACTATCAGGTTGATACTACTACAAGAATAGTTTATAGTTATTTAGCTACAGCAGGAAATGGAGACACTCAGACTTATACTATTAATGTTGACAATGATTGGACTTCTGGAAGAAACGAATTAATTAAATTCACTAACTTGTCTAAATATCAGCAAGAGATCCTGACGTTGTGGATAAATAATAATAGCAATAAAGTTGCATGGGCTAATAATGTATTAGACATAATAGACTGGGAAAACAACGCACTATGACACTAATTATACCAAACACATTTGCCAATAAAACTGGCACAGCTCCTCTAAAAGATTTAGATGAGAATTTTACCTATTTACTTAATAATATAGCACCTACTATTGGATCCGGAGGAGTATTAGACGGCGGAAATCCTACAACAACTTATATAAAAAATCCAAATATTGACTGTGGGTGGATAACTTAATGGCATTTATACAATTTCAATTTAGAAGGGGTTTATCTTCCGAGTGGGGAGCTACTGGAGCTAATCCAATACTAGCTCAGGGAGAGATGGGTATTGAGACAGATACCAAGAAATTTAAAATTGGTGATGGAACTACTGCATGGAATAGTTTGCCTTATGGAGGTATTCAAGGAACACAAGGAGCTTCAGGCTCAACAGGACCATATGGAGCTACTGGTATACAGGGTCCTACTGGTGGAGCATCAGGCCCTCAAGGAGCTTCTGGTGTAGGAGCAACTGGATTAACAGGA